ATCATTGTAGATGAATGCCATAGGCTGGCCGGAACTCCTACAAGCATGACAATGTTCTATAAGGTTTTAAGCAGCCTTGCTGCAAGATACAAATACGGATTATCCGCAACCGTGCACCGGTCAGATGGGTTAATAAAATCCACCTTTGCCATTATCGGAGATATTGCTTATATAGTGCCAGATAAAGCAGTTAAAACGATGAAGCCCAGGATCCTTAAACGAGAGACCGACATAGGATTATCAAGGGAATGCCTGGATACGGATGGAACATTGATATATTCGAAATTAATCCCGTATTTAACCAGCAACCCGGAGAGAAATAGATTTATTGTAAATGATTTGGTAAAAAATAAAGACTGTTTCAATTTGATTTTATCAGACCGATTGGAACACCTGAAAACTTTAAAAGATATGCTGCCTGATGAACTTCGCCCACTCAGTTCCATGATTGACGGAAAAATGACAAGCAAAAAGGCAAGGGCGGAGCGGATTAATGCCATAGAAGATATGAGAGAAGGAAAAAACCATTTTCTATTCGCTTCTTTTAGTCTAGCAAAAGAGGGACTGGATATTCCAAGGCTTAACCGATTGTATCTTACCACTCCGAAAAAAGACTACGCAGTAGTAACCCAGAGTGTCGGGAGGATTGCAAGAGTATTTTGTGGAAAAGAAGATGCGCTATGTTACGACTATGTGGATAGTATCCAGTTTTGTGAAAATCAGTATAAGAAAAGATGTACATCATATCGGAAAGCGGGGTGTATCCTATGATTCCAACACCGGAACAGGTTAAAAATATATTTTCAGACAGCTATAAATTATACTTATCCGCTCATGCTATGTCTGACACAGAAGCCAATTGGGAAGCCGCATACAAAGAGGCGATTAGGATTAAAGAGAAATATAATTGCTGTGACATGATAGTGGAAATGCTTAGCCTAATATTGGGACAAGTTGAAAGTGAGAAGAAAAAAGCCGGAAAGAATAAACTAACCGGCTAATAAAAAGGATTTTATGAAAAAAATATATTTTACAAAGTGTTAACTTTGATGAACTTAATATAGCCAGAATTTGTGTTCAGTATATGGAGAAAATTTGAAAAGTTAGTGAAAATAAATTTTAGAAAGGAGTAGAGGTTTGGTCGACCGATAAACGTACGTTTGCTCCTTAAGAAAATGGAAAATCAAATCAGTCTGTATGATTTAGGATTCATACAAGAACAGGCAGATACCTCCCCGAAATGTGCTGTTTGTGGAAAACCCATTGGGGGGGAACTATGAAGTAGTGGAGACTCAGAGGAAAACGAAATTGTATGTTTGTGATAAGTGTAAATCGAAAGGAGGAAAATCATGAGAATAGATGAAGCTATACCGCATTTAACAAAATGGCTTATGGAATTAAAGAATTATAGAGATACCGGGCTTACCCCTGAGCAGATTGAGGATATTGATAAACTGTATCAGGAGAAATGCGAAGAGGTATGCAGACAGCATGAGAGTATCAATCTTATGTCTGGGGAAATATTGAGGCTTAAGGATAACAGGCAGTGGATTCCGGTTACGGAGCGATTGCCCGAGTGCGAAAAAAGAGTCATGGTAACTGTAGAAAGGCGCTATAAAGATAAAACGCATAGGTCTGTATGCCTTGCATTTTACGAGGACGGGAAAGTGCTTGAGGACAATAGCAATTATAGGTGGGATACCGAAGGCGCAGAATATAGTGAGGAGCATGATAGTTACTACGTACCTGAAGGTTGGTGGGAATCCGTCACATATTCGGATGAATTTTCCAGCATAGGTGATTTTGTGACCGCATGGAGACCTATGCCGGAGTCATACAGGGAGGTGCTGAAAGATGAGAAAGAATAAACAGAAAATAAGCAGAAAAGGCCGGTATAATAACGAAATCCCTTTAGAAAAACAAGTATATCTGCCTACAAAATATGGCTATGAGTATTTTGTATCTTTGCCAGTAAGGGTAGTAAATGGAATAGTGAACAATGCTAGGTGGGGAGGAGTAGAAGATGTTTAATGTATATGATAATGGAAAGCTGATAATGGAGAACGTCCAGCCCAAGGATATTAAAAAGGCTATACATACTACTGTAAATATACACCAGTATGCGGATGAAGGCTCCGTGTTCCATAAGCGCTATACATTCGAGCGGATTGATAATGATTATGAGGAGTGCAAGAAGCCGCAGAACCTTTCGCAAAAGCAGCGGAGTGACTGGGACAGGGTACACGATATTGCTGATAAAGTGAAATCCGGGGAATACAGGATTGTTGAGAAGAATGGCATTAAATATGCGGCAGCGAGGTAGACGGATGAATGCAGTTTTAAAATATCCTGGGGCCAAGAATAGGTTAGCTCCATGGATTTGTGAATACATACCGGAACATAAAGTGTATCTGGAATTATTCTTCGGTTCCGGGGCAGTACTTTTCAATAAAGAACCTGCGAAGATAGAGACGGTAAATGACTTGGATGATAACGTAGTAAATTATTTTCAGGTCATCCGGAATAATCCGGAAGAATTAATCAGAAGGTTGGAATTAACGCCATATGGCCGTATGGAATACGAGAACGCTTTTATCGAATCCCCCCCCAATGATGAAATTGAGAAAGCTCGCAAGTTTGCAGTTCGCTGTTGGATGGGATTTGGATGCTCGAATCGGTATAAAAATGGGTTCCGGTCTTCACAGCAGAGCAATAGCCCAATGACTACCAGAGCATGGGACAGCCTTCCGGAAACATTAAGGCTTGCAACTGAACGGTTAAAGCACGTACAGATTGAAAAGCTTGATGCTCTGCAGCTCATTAAGAGATATGACACATCAGATGTTTTTATCTATGCGGACCCTCCATACCTGCATGGTACCAGGAAAAATTATTTATACCGGCATGAAATGACAGATGCACATCATTTAACTTTTCTGGACTTGATAAGTAATCATCCCGGGAAGGTGCTTGTATCTGGGTATGACAATAAACTGTACAATACGATTCTAAGTGGATGGAATAAGGTACAGAAGGTTACCCAGGCGGAAAAAGGGCTTAAGCGGACGGAAACATTATGGATGAATTATTGAGATAATTTTGAAAATCATGGGCATTCCCTATACTAATTTTAAACAAAAAAAATTGGAGGAAATGACCATGGAAACATTAAATGAAATTTACGAAATTATTAAGATGATGATGGTAATAATCTTAAATGTATCTACAATATCCATCATAACAAATTTTTGGAAAGATATCTACAGTAAAAAGAGGAGTGGTAAAAGTGCCAGACATAAGACCGCTAAACACAAAAAAATACGAAATAAGTAAGCATAAATTTTTATATGTATACCACTTCTGCATGCAATACAACGAGTGGCAGACAGAACTTAAGTATATGACCAATACCGTGAAAAGTCTGGAGATTACCGATATGCCAGTTACTCATGAAAACAGCGACAGTACTTCCAGATTGGCAGTAAGGCGGGCGGAGCTTGAACGGAAGTGTAAGTTGATAGAACAAACGGCGATTGAGGCGGATGCGGGAATATATCAATATATTTTAAAGGCTGTAACAAATGAAGGGTTTACATACAATTATCTAAGGGAAGTGATGGATATACCAGTAAGTCACAATACATTTTATAACCGTCGTAGGAAATTTTACTGGCTGATGGCAGAAAAAATATAAATTATGAAATTTGGTAATCACAGGACAAGTCAATATGTTATAATCCTACTGTGGTTTTATGCCACAAGACAAAAATACCCCTTATTATTTATACTCCACTTAAAAGGCATTTACCGAACTAGCCGGTAGGTGTCTTTTTTCATACACTTTGAACGTACTCAGGCATCCTTAGGGACCTGGGTCCTTTCTTTACCATTTTGACAAACGGAACCGGTGAAATACAGACGGTTCCGCCTCCTTTTAAGGAGATACAAAACGACGAATACCGAGGTGGTGAGGTTTGGCAAGAGCACCAGATGAACGATACAGTAAGGCTTATGAATTATATAAATCCGGAATGAAATTAATTGAAATTTCAAATCAGTTAAATCTTCCGGAAGGAACAGTCCGCAGATGGAAATCTACTCATAAGTGGGATAACGAACGCTCGGATAATAATAGCGAACGTTCGCATAGAAAAAAAGGTGGCCAGCCTGGTAATAAAAATGCTACTGGTCCGCCTAAAAATAAAAACGCTGAAAAATATGGTTTTTTCTCAAGATATCTTCCGGGAGAGACCTTAGAAATATTTAACGCTATTGAAAATAGTAACCCGATAGACCTTTTATGGCACCAGATACAGATTGCTTATGCTGCAATAGTTCGGGCACAGTCAATTATGTATGTATCCAATAAACAGGATAAGAGCATTGAAAAGGTGGCAGACGGAAAAGGTAAGATAATAAGCCAAAAATGGGAGGTACAGCAGGCATGGGATAAGCAGGCTAATTTTTTACAGGCTCAGGCAAGGGCACAGACCACACTGAATGGATTGATTAAGCAGTATGAAGAGATGTGCAAATCGGATTTGGCTACTGAAGAACAGAGAGCCCGTATTGAGCTTATCAAGAAAAGGGCTGATATTGGCAAAGAGCCGGATACTTCACTTATGCAGGCACTACTTGATTTGGCAGGTGATAACAAATGATATGGTCAGAAAAGCAGAAGCAGATTATCACCATGCCTTTTGCGCACACCCTTGAAGTAAATGAGGGCACCCCCAGGAGCGCTAAAACTACAGCCGAAGTATTTAGGTACAGCCGGTTCCTCATAGAGACTGACGACCAGAATCATCTGATTGTTGCGTATAACCAGGAGCAGGCTTATAAGCTTGTAATGGAGTGTGACGGCTTCGGGCTATTGCATATATTTGATGGCAGCTGCCGGATGAGGCATGATGACAACGGGGATCATCTGGAACTTATTACGCCAAAAGGATTACGCCGGGTCTACTATAAGGGCGGAGGCAAAGCAGACAGCCATAAATCAATTACAGGGCTTTCTTTGGGTTCTGTATTTTTTTGTGAAATTAACCTGCTTCACATGAGTATGATCCAGGAGTGTTTCAGGCGTACCTTTGCAGCTAAAAGAAGATGGCATATTGCGGACTTAAATCCACCGGCACCGCAAGACCCGGTCATTAAAGAAGTATTCGAGGTACAGGATACTTACTGGACCCACTGGACTATAGAGGATAACCCGATAATATCAGACGAACGCAAGAAAGAAATCCACGATACCCTGATTAAGAACCCATACCTTTATGCAAGGGACTGGAAAGGGGAAAGGGTTATTCCGGCAGGCGTTATATATGCCATGTTTGACCCGAACAGGCATATTAAAAATAAATTAATTGAGGATAAGGATAAGCAGATTCCGGTAGAGATGTTCTTTTCCGGAGATGGTGGCCAGGGCGACGCTACTTCCTGCAGCTGCAATATAATCTTATTTGACGGAAATATTAAAAAGCATATTATGTTTCGGGTAGCAAATTACTACCATTCCGGAACGGAGACAGGGCAGGTAAAGGCAATGTCTACTTATGCTGTGGAGATAAAGGCTTTTATAGCCTGGTGTGAGGCAAAATTCAAAATGAGGCGTAGCAGCGTTTATATAGACCCCGCCTGTAAGTCCCTTAGGGAAGAGTTGCACAAGATTGGAATTGATACAGACAAGGCAAATAACAACGGCAAGGAAAAGATAGGAGCCAGCAAGGGGATAGAGGTCGGAATTGAGAGGTCACAAAATGCCATCAATGACGGCTTATTTTATCTACTTGATACGAATACCTACGGCCATTATGATTTTTTAAAAGAGATAGGCATGTACTGCAGGGATTCTAATGGCAAGCCCATTGACCTATATAACCACGCCTTGGATGAATTTAGATACAGTATTAATCACTTCTATCGTGATTATGTCAGCTAGGAGGTGAGGCAGTGTTTACAAAATTATTTCAAGCAGTTAGGAGGATTTTATATAACATGGGAATTATAAAAGGCGCAAGATCGATTTTCAGTGATAAGAATATACCAGATTACGAAGATTATTATTCATCTAATATCGATGTCTGGAAACAGATTTATAAAGGCTGCCCACCATGGAGAACGACCCATAAGACCGGGCTGAATCCAAAAAAGCAGAGGGAGCGTGATACTCTTAATACGGCAAAGGTGTTAAGTAACGAGCTTGCAAACCTCACGTTCAGTGAACAGGTGGATATTACTGTATCGGATAAAACGTATAATGAATACGTGCAGAAGGTTCTGCAGGATAACGGATTCTGGAAGAACTTCCCTGATTTACTGGAATTAGAATATGCCATTGGCGGTGGCATTCTAAAGACCTATCTGGAAGACAGCAAGGTAAAGCTTGATTATGTGGATGGGGATATGTTCATTCCTACAAAATGGGATAACAGGCGTATTCATGACGGTGTTTTTGTAAGCCGGACGGTCAAGGGTAAGAAATACTACACCCTGTTTGAATGGCAGTATAAAGAGACTGTTATGGATGAGGCAGGAAACCCTGCAGACCGTATTGTGATAGAGAATCATCTGTATATGAGCGATAATAAGGAGGATGTGGGGATTGAAACAGCCCTGTCTGTCCTATATCCAAAGCTTGAACAGTTCGTATACATAAACAATGTATCGGATTCCCTGTTTTCCTATATGCGCCCTGCTGTGGCAAATAACATTGATACAGACAGCCCTTTGGGAATATCCGTATACGCAAATTCCTTAGATACCTTGAAGGCTCTGGACGTTGCCTTTGACAGCTTTAACCGTGAATTTGTTCTCGGCCGGAAGAGAATCATTATACCGACATCTGCCATTCGTGCCATTCCGGACCCGGAGCACCCGGGGAAGATGGTCCGCTATTTCGATGCGGATGATGAAGTATACCAGGCAATGAAAGGTGAAAGCCAGGAAGAGCTTAAAATATCTGATAATACTATGGATCTTAGGATAGACGACCATGTAAGGGCTATCAATGCCCTACTGAATATCCTCTGTTTCCAGACGGGGCTGTCACCTGGGAGTTTATCTTTTGATGCGGCACAGGGACTTAAGACAGCTACGGAAGTAATCAGCCAGAACTCAAAGACCTACCGGACAAAGCAGTCCCACCAGAACATTCTAAAAGAATCTCTGGAGGATATGGTCAAGAGCATTATTACCCTTGGCATAGCCATAGGGGATTTAAGTATTGCAGAATATACAGTCACCATCGGCTTTGATGATTCCATCATTGTAGATGAAAACGCTATTATTGATAATAATATCAAGCTTGTAGGTGCCGGACTTAAGTCTAAGTTAAAAGCCATCATGGAGATACAAAAGTGTGATGATAAAACGGCGGAAGAAGAGCTGGCACGGATAGCAAGTGAGAGCCAGGTAGTCGGCAGCGAATTAGATTTATTTGGAAATGATGATGAGACGCCCAATGAAGAAGGCAGCGAACCCGACGGGGGGGGGAGTAGTTGAGGATGCCGAAGAAGTAGCAGGCAAATCCTTAAATGGCGCCCAGACTCAGTCCCTTATAGGGGTAATCGCTCAATATGCAGCCGGGCAGTTAACCTTAGGCCAGGCGATTAATGTAATATCTGTAGCTATTGGAATCACGAAGGAAGAAGCTAAAAAGATAATAGAGGGAGCTGATTAATTTGACCTCTTTGGAAGAACAGGAATTATCCCAGGCAATTACTGATGTATATGAAAAAATGGAATATGAACTCATGCTTAATATTGTCCGGAATATAAAAAATTACGGGCAGGTGACCCCTACCGGACAGTGGCAAATTAAGAAATTAGCAGAGATAGGTAAGCTGAATAAACAGACCATTAAGCTAATGTCAGATATGCTGGGAGGCGTAAGTAATTATTTTACAGATATGCTGAATGAGGCATCTATGCAGGTAGTCAATGAAATCGAGCCAGGATTCAGGCAGGCGGTGAAAGACGGAATCTTAGAAGAAGCTGTAAAGCCTGAAAAATCTAAAAATATTAAACAGGCCATGAAGCAGTATGCTTCCCAGGCAAAGAAATCGCTTAATTTAGTTAATACTAAGATGCTGCATAATCCCAAAGAGCTGTATGTCAGGCTTATCAATGATACAGCCACAATGGCGGAAAAGATAGCACAGAATCAGGAGGCTGTAGATATACTAAATAAATCTGCAGGGCAGGTAATTACCGGAGCCCAGAGCAGACAGGAAGCCCTTCGGAAGACTGTAAGGGAAATGAACAATAAAGGCATTACTGCTTTTGTAGATAAAATGGGGCGGGACTGGACCCCGGAGGCTTATGTTAATATGACTGTCCGTTCTACCGTCAGTAACGTGGCAAACGGTACCCAGATAGCCCGCACGAAAGATTATGGGATTGACTATTTAGAGACTTCCAGTCATTCCGGGGCGCGTCCCAAATGCGCTAAGGACCAGGGCAAGATATTCTGCATATCCGGAAAAGATAAAAACTATCCGGCTTGGAAGTCAAGCAGCTATGGAGAGCCTGATGGAATTCTTGGTATAAACTGTGGACATAGTGTTCATTCCTATGTACCCGGTGTGAATATACAGCGGTATTTTCCCCAGGATGAAATAGAAAACGATAAGCAGTATAAACTGATTCAAGGACAGAGGGCACTTGAAAGGGATGTCAGGAAATCGAAAAGGGAATGCACCCTGTTTGATGAATTAGGGGATAAAGAGGCTTTTCAGGAGGCTTCATTCAAGTTAAAGCAGAAAGAAGCTACATTGAACGGTTACTGTAAACAGAATAACCTGCCAAGGCGAAGAAACCGGGAACAGGTGGATGGATTTGGAAAGGGCGTCAGTGCAAGAGCTGTTTCTGCTAATAAAAAATAGTTTTATTTAAGCATCTGAAAGGGTGTTTTTATTATGCCCAAAAACATGCCGGTGGCGCTATAAACTGCATGGGAATAAGTCGACGGACATTAAACGGGAGGAATGATATGCCTGATAATACAGAAAACACAACGGAAACTACCGTAGAAGAAGGTAAAGAAACATCTGCTTCGACGGAAACTGCTACAGAAGAAAGCAAAGAAACTACTTCAACGGAAACTGCCACAGATGTCAAGGCAGAGGCGCAAAAAATAGCAGATGCCATGGTGGCCAGGAAGTTGAAGGGAATGCCGACCAAGGAGGAAATTAAGGCCTTTAAGGAATGGCAGGATTCACAAAAAACTGAGGAGCAGAAGACAAATGACAAAATTTCTGAGGCTGAAAAGGCTAAGACTGCAGCTGAATTAAGGGCTGTCGAGCTGGAGGCAAAGGTATCAGCCTTGTCCCAGGGGGTAAAGTCTGACAGCGTGGATGATGTCGTTGCTCTTGCCCAGAGGTTGGTAACTGATGACGTAACAGTTGAAGATGCAATCAAGCAGGTGGTTAAGAAATACCCTCAGTTTGCATCGGAAACAACAAAAGAGTCCAAGCCGAATGTGACAACCAGTACCCAGACTTCACAGAATACAGATACTGATGATGCCGCATTAAGAAGGGCATTTGGGCTTAAGTAAGAAAGGATGATAAAATATGCCTAATGCAATTACATTAGCAAAAAAATATTCGGCTTTGCTGGATGAAGTATATAAGAATTCAGCGCTTACGGGCGTTTTGGAGAGCGATGCAACCCTCGCAAGAGAAGGTGCCAACGCAAATGAAATTGTAATCCCTAAGCTGTCCATGGATGGCCTGGCAGATTACTCACGTAATTCTGGATATGTAAGCGGTTCCGCAACACTTACATGGGAAACCGTTCAGTTTAATTATGAACGTGGAAGAATGTTTCAGATTGATGATATGGACAATGAAGAGACACAAGGCATTGCTTTCGGCAAGCTTGCAAGTGAGTTCCTCCGCACAAAAGTGGTTCCGGAACTGGATGCTTTCCGTTTTGCCTCTTATGCCGGTACAACTGGTATTGGGAAGGTAGCTGCAGGTGCAACCCTTGCCGATGGAGCTGCCACAATTGCAGCCATCCGCGGAGGCAACAGCATCATGGATGATGCAGAGGTTAATTTAGAGAGCAGATACTTATTCATTACCCCTACCCTTAAGGGCTATATTGAGGATATGGATACTACAAAATCAAGAGAGCTGTTAAAGGCTTTTGCCAGTGTCATTCCCGTGCCACAGGCTAGGTTCTATACGGCGATTGATTTGTATGATGGCACTACAACAGGCGAAACAGCAGGCGGATATATCAAAAATGCAGATTCCGGTAAAGACATCAACTTTATGATCATTGAAAAATCTGCCTTACTGCAGTTTACAAAACATGCAGTACCTAAGATTATCACTCCGGAACAGAACCAGGATGCTGACGCTTGGAAATATGGCTACAGGAACTATGGCTTATGCGACGTGTATGAAAACAAAGTGGCTGGCATCTATCTGCATCACAAGGCGTAAGGAGGTCTAGCATGAGAACAGTAGGTTTAATTATTAAAAAGGAGGCTCTTTCGCAGGAGCCTTCCAAATTTGACGGAATGGATGTTGAACAGTTAAAGGCTTATGCTGCAGAGCATAATATTGACCTTGGAAATTCTACCTCCATTGACGGAATCATCAAAAAGATTGAAGCAGCTGAAAAGTAAGGAGGCGGTCAAATGCCTTACGTAGACAAAACTTATTATGATGGTACTTATAAAGGGGAGTCAGTCAGTGAGGCTGACTTCTCCAAATTTGAAGCACGGGCAGAAGTGATTATTGATGAGCTTACATCCTACCGGATAAGTGATTTATCTTCTGAATCGGAGGATACACAGACACGTTTTAAGAGTGCCATATGTGCGCAGATTGAATATATCAGTGAAAATGGCATCGGGTTATTTACTGATGACCGGTCGCAGAGCGTAGGGCTTGGCAAGTTTAATTACTCGAAGTCCTCCGATGAGCCCGAACTGGTGGCACCTCTGGTATATAAGTATTTGAATCCCACAGGATTATTGTACAGGGGGTTATAACATGAAGCCAATACCGAAAAAATTATTAATCCATAGTGCTACGATAAAGGCTGTGACCAGTACTGACCGATGGGGAAACAAGACGACCGGTGCGCCGGTTGATTTAAAATATGTCCGGTTTGAGCCATCCACGAAGATTATCCGGGATAAGCAGAATAATGAGCTGCAGCTTAGCAGCACGATGTTTTATGACTGTAAGAACAGTGAGCCTGCCAGTGCTGAATTTACGAAAGATACTATTATAACTTTTAATGGTACCGATTATAAGGTGGAGGTCATCGAGCCTTTGTATGACGGCCATAAATTACACCACTATGAACTGGGGCTGGTCTAAATGAAAATTAACACAAGGGTGACGTTTAATACGGCTGCTGTAGCAATGCGGATTAAGACAGCGAATGAAAAGGCTCTGTTTATTGTATCCGAACAGGCACTTAAGGATTGTAATATGTATGCCCCAAAGGACCAGAACGACCTTATCAAAAGTTCTGAAACTCATAGTCAGCCGGAAAAGGGTCTGCTTGTATGGTCAGCCCCTCATGCCCGGTATCAGTATTACTGTAAGGTCATGGTCGGCAGGGCTCCAAAGGTAGCGACAAATAAGCCGCTGAAATACACCAGGCCGGAAGCTCATAAGATGTGGGCGCATTATGCCAGGTCGAAGCACGGTAACGAATGGAAAAAGGTATACCAGAACGCCCTGAGGGCAAATTTAGCGAGGTGAGGATATGGAGCCGCAGGTAGAAATGATAGATAAGGTAATAGATACCCTGGAAGATAATCTGACATTATTCAGTGACATTAAGATAGATGGGCTTCCAGTGGATGGTGGCATATCCTGTGAAATCAGCCCTGGCTATAATAAGGATATCTATTTAAATAAACAGTCAAGCAAGATTATTCCCCTGCTTTTTTTATGCAAAAGCAGCGACCAGATGACAGCTTTAAACACCTTATGCATGATAGGGAACTATCTGCAGGGATTAAAAGAATATCCCAATGGGAATACCTTTGACTGGCTCACGGCAGAAGTATCAAGCGAACCGAGCCTGGTCGAAAAACAGGATGACGGCCAGTATATCTACTCATGCGTAGTAGATATCACAATTTATTTTTAAGAAAGGAATGATAACATGGATGTACAATTAAATGCAGAACTTAATTACAACATCAAGGCAGAACTGGACACAACGCCTTTGGCGGCAGAACCTACTTACTCTGACCTTGGTGTGATGTTCAAGAACATATCCCAGGCAATCAATGAGGTGCTTTACCAAGCTACCTACCTAAGTGACGAGGGATACGGCAGTACAGAGGTAACCGGAGGACAATATACAATCACGCTGACTGGTGACAAGAAAGACGGGGATCCTGTAAGTGATTATATATTTGACCCGAATGTACAGTATAAATGGGGCAGCGCAAGAAAGACCCGGCTCAGGCTGACGAAGGGTACGCAGACCATTACCTGGAATGTTACCCTTGCAAATATTACAGATGCCGGAGGCGATTCGAACCAGCCGAATGCGGTTACTCTGACCATTCATGGAAATGGCAAGCCGGTAATCGGAACCGTTTCAGGAAGCACCAGTTCCAAGCTTGCATCACTCACCATTGGCAGTTTAAATCTTACACCTTCATTTGCTAACGGCCAGTATGGCTATACCACATCTACAAGTAATGCGGAGGATATAGTGACGGCAGTGGCAGAGGCTACAGGGGCAGTAATCGCCATTACTTTAAATGGTGCAGTATTGGCCAATGGAGACGGGGCAGCATGGACAGCGGGACAGAATGTTTTAGTTATTACAGTTA